CATCTCTTTCATCTCCATCAATTACCTTGTATCCTTTATATTCTTTCGGCAATTCTTTTGCAAATACCATTGATACATTTCCACCATTTTCTAATATCTCCATAGCTATTGCATCATTGTCTTCTGCTCTTGAGAATGTAACTTTGTATCTATGTCCCGATGCCATGACCTTGTCTCCTGCTTTGTTAGGGATTTTTGTATAGTCATAAAATACTACGTTCTTTTCCAGGATATGCATAGATGTCACCATTTCAACTAATTTATAGTCAGATGTCCCATTCAATCTTATTGCCAAATCGCCATTGGTTTTCTTTGCTTTCTTGTTTATCTCTTTTGAGATTGTCTCTACGAATTCAAAACGATTTTCCAATAAATGATTTGTCTTGTCAATCCTTGCTTTTATTACATTAGGCATTGCGCCCATTCCCGTAGTAAATATGCACACTTGTGTACAGGCTACACTTGCTTTTGGGCAGATGTTTATCCCAAATTTGTTTTGTGTATGCGGAGCAAGATATAGAATCATTGTTTCTCTGATATTCTTTTTTGTCTTAGCGTTTGTATCACCTTTTGATAATAGATTTTTCATGTTGTGTAGTGTTTTTATTTGTTTATAAATAGCTTTCAATCTTTTTTATTACGTCTGATAAATTCTCGAACCAATTGTAATCACCCGAATTGCAATAGTCATCTTCATCCAATCCTGCACAATTCATTAGTACAAAATCTTTGTATTCACCTTTGTAGTCAGATGGAAGATATAACTTGAATACATTCTCTGAAAACTTTAGTAGTAAAGATGGGCATTCATCATTTCCATATGAATCATCTGTAATAGTTACTTCGTTTTGAAATTCAAATTTCAATACATTTGTGATAAACTGTTTGTTTACATTCCAATAGAAATCTCTCGTGTTCATGTTGTTAGTTTTTTGATTGTGATTAGAATTGATATAATTGATTGTTATTACTTTTAATACTTTTGAATTCTCTGTTATCTTGATTCTCTGAATCGTTAACTTTCCATGTTGGGCATTTTCTCGGATTAAATTGTATGTGAATATCCGATGTATAATTGCTTTTTTCCACTATCTGAAACGTCTCAAACTCAACCCATGCACATCTTAATTTATCTGCTCCTTTAAAGATTTTATTTGATGCCGAAAATTGATTTTTCAATTTACAATTGTATAGTATCAAATCGTTTTCTTTAGGGTCAACATAGATACAATTATTATCTTTGTCCTTAATTTGCCAATGTTGAAAGTTTTTGCCCTTTGCAAGGTGAAAAGCTATTTTGTACATTTTGATTAGATTTAGATTGTTAGTGAATTACAAATATCATTAGGAAGAAATAAAGGTATAAAATGCCGAATGCTAATAGTGAACAATAGAACGTGAATTCGATTACTTCTTTTGTTGTTGCTTTGTTGTTTCTCATTTTGATTAGATTTAAATTGTGATTATTTATCTGATTTGTTGAAACAAAGATATGACGATTTTTTGAATTGTGCAAGAATATTGCAAGAATTTTTTTTGAATTATATTAAATTTTAACGTTTCGTTAACAGTTTTCAAAAACGATTTTAACTAAAAAAACGCTACAATGCCGATATATCCTGGATTTCTTAAAAAATGCGTTTTAACATATTTTTGGTAAAAAAATGCGAATGATTGAAGATTGATAGAAAAGGGACTGAGGTTAAAGCAAAGATGCAACAACATTGCAAAAACTTAATGGCGCAAAAACTAAATGCAACAATGTTGCAAGAAGACAATTAGATCTAAGTTAGTATATTTCGTGTATGATCCGAGAGCGGAGAGCGGAGACAGCTACGACGTATACGACAGCGACGGAGGGACAGCGAGACGGCAAAGCTATACGACGTATACGATAACAGAGCGAATGACTGCATGTATACGACGTCTACAAAAAGCCTAAATATTTCGAGCGAACGGAACGAATCAATACCCCCCCCTTTGTTTTCCAGGTCGTTTTCGGATCCCGCCTCGTCACGTCAAACCGCTATATAGCCCAAACGCTATGATTATCTAAAAAGAATTTGTAACTTTGTTGAAACCATTAAAAAGTGTACACTATGGCAAAGCAAAGATTAAGTATTAAGAACAGTGTATATCAGGGTGGAAATCCTGGTAGTATTAGTGGATTAACTATGCAGAATGGCAGGTTGATCAACAATAGACCGGATAGTAAGACTGGTATTGCTGAGATGGCTGAGGCTAGGGCTGAGGCTAAGAGACAGGCAAAGATTGATATGATTGCAGAGGGATATGCTCTTGGCGAGGAGCGATCTGAGATGAGAGAGTCTATTTTGAAGAACTTTCTTTACTAGAAATCTGTGTCGATTTTGTGATTAGGTGGTGGCTCAAAAGGTCACCATTTTTTTATATACGACAATAATTTAGAGATATGTCGTATACTCTTTTATATATAATTTTTATTATTATTATTATTTATGTCAATAATTGACATTAATTATGTCAATATTATGTCAATAATATAGATATAAATAGTTGATAATCAATAGTTATGTCGAAAATGTCGAAAATAGAAACAGTTACAGATTAATAAAAAAAAGTTGCGTATGATAATATATATATATATAATATAGGGACGCAAAATTTAAAATCTGGTATGTGGTCGCAAAATGCGATCTCAAAACTAATACCCCTATTGCATAATTAAAAAATAATACATATCTTTGTGATATCATTTTAAACTTTAATCCAATTAATTTATGTTTGACAATTCAGGTTACACACCGAAGGACTTACTCTTTGGTGAAGACGGACGCAACAAGTTGATCAATGGTATCACTAAGATTGCGGGTGCTGTAAAGAGCACATTAGGACCAGGGGGTAATACGGTTCTTATTGAGTCCCCAAATCACACACACAGTATTACGGTTACCAAGGATGGTGTTACAGTTGCAAGAGCTGTTGACTTGTTTGATCCTGTTGAGAACCTTGCGGTTCGCATGATGAAGGAGGCGGCAGATCGTACGGCTACTAATGCGGGTGACGGGACTACTACAGCCATTGTGTTGACTGAGGCATTGGTCCTTGAGGGTACACAGAGGCTTACGCCTGAGCTGAACAGGACTGAGGTGCTTCGTCAGATCAGTGACATCAGTGGGACAGTGGTTGAGCAGTTAAAAAAGAGGGCTAAGAAGGTGACGAGGTCAATGTTGCTTGACGTGGCAACCATATCGGCTAATAATGACCGAAATATCGGACACATTATTGGTGAGGTGTACAAGGACGTAGGGCGTAATGGCATTGTCACTGTTGAGAAGTCGCAGAGCAGTGAGACGTACGCTGAGACGACAAAGGGTCTAAAGATTGACCGAGGGTATGTGTCCAATATGTTCATCAATGACCAAAAAAAGGACGAGTGTATATTTGAGGACGTGATGGTATTGGTTGCTGACATTGAGATAAGTAATGTGCTACAGATCGAGAACATACTAAAACCAATTATTACTGAGAACAAGAAGCTATTAGTGATTGCGCCATGTAATACAAATGTGGTGAACACGCTTGCAGCGAATGTCATCAAGGGTAACCTTAAGGTCTGCGTTGTGCCACCGCCAAGCTTTGGCTATAAGCAGCATGAGCTGATGCAGGACATAGCGATCAGTGTTGGTGCTACATACTTCAGTGAGAAGACCGGTGACGACCTGTCATTGATCAATTACAGTGACCTGGGTCATGCCGCTAAGGTAATCGTGTCACAAGACAAGACAATCCTCCTTAAGTCAGGTGCAAGGTCAAAGACTGAGGCGATTGACGAGAGAGTGTCACAGCTATGGTCTGCTCACGCATTGGCAAAGCGCAAGGCTGACAAGGACTTTTTGTTGGAGAGGATAGCGTCACTTACAGGTGGCATTGGTGTCATCTACGTTGGTGGTAATACTGACCTGGAGCAAAAGGAGCTATACGATCGTGTTGACGATGCGGTATGTGCAGTAAGGTCAGCAATGGAGGAGGGAATCCTTCCAGGAGCCGGTAAGGCTTTGTATGAGATTGAGGTGTTTGGTATTATGGGTCCTGACCCTAGCAAGGAGAGGAGAGCTGCCGCTCATATCATCGCAAAGGCATTAGCAACACCATTAGAGCAGATACTTGCCAATGTAGGGCTTAACGCTAGTGACATCTATACCTGCGACATGAGTGACGGTTACGGTTACAATGTCAAGACCGGTGAGAAGGGTGAGCTGATCAAGATGGGTATCGTTGACCCGTTGAAAGTGACAAGAAGCGCACTTCAAAATGCGGTGAGCGTAGCGACAACAATTCTTAGCACGAACGCTATTATCACAATGGCGAGAAGCTTTGAGATTTCTAAAGTATCAAACGGACTATAATGATAACATTAGAGAGGATCATTGACTTTTATGATGATTATGACTTTGTAATTGTAAAAGGATTTGACGCAGCTGTTGTTGGTGTTGAGCCTGATACTATGAGCTTGGTATATTCAATTGAGATGTGTATCAAGATACTTGTAAAGGGTGGAATGAGTCAAGCTGACGCTATTCAGTACTTTAATGACAATGTCCTGTTTTCATATGATGGTGTCGATGCTCCAATTTTCATTTACACACTTAAAAATTAACAATGAACTTAAACGATATGGCTGTCAGCATCCACGCTGGCAATAAGGCAAGAGGATTTTGGGATAATGAGCGTAATGTCGGTGAGGCTTTGATGCTTGTAGTCACTGAGCTATCAGAGGCTTTAGAAGCGCATAGGTCAGGTAAGTTTTGCACACAGGGTGATAAGGTGGCGTATCTTGAGTCTGACGATATGGTGCAGTCATTCAAGAGCAATATCAAGGACACATTTGAGGATGAGCTAGCTGACGCAGTAATCCGCATCCTTGACCTGTGTGGTGGTCTTGAAATTGACATTGATTTTCATATAAGGTCAAAGATGATGTACAACGCAACGAGACCTTACAAGCATGGAAAAAATTACTAATCAATAACTAAATCAACAATGAAACATTCTTTGCATTCGTCCTTTTATCCGCATATTGATGCGAAAAAATTTACAGCTGTCGTTAAGAAGCTAAGACAGTTCTTTGATGAGCGTGGATTTCTAGAGGTTCACACCCAAAACAGACTAAGCATACTTGCTGCTTGTGAGGATCCGTTCAATATAAGAACATTTAACTATAACAAGAGCACATATCCGCTACCTCAGACAGGGCAGATGTGGTTGGAGCATGAGCTTCTAACACAACCTGATGAGAAAGGTTTCTACTGCGTATCAACAAGCTACCGCAATGAGGCTGCGCCAATTGAGGGAAGACACTGTTTGATATTCCCAATGTTTGAGTTTGAGTTCAAGGGTAACATGACTGACCTAGCTTTAATGGAGACTGAGCTTATAGAATTCTTAGGTTTCAAAGGTTATGAGTACAGAAACTATGAGGATGTTTGTAAGGAGTACATGATCAATATTATTGACAATGAGGCTGAGACAAAGCTTTACAGAGAGGTGTCTGATGCAGTTCTTTTGATGAACTTCCCTGAGAGAACGAATCCTTTTTGGAACATGAAGAGACACGAAAGTAACCCTGAGTTATCCAAGAAGATTGACGTTATCCTATGCGGTCAGGAGACAATAGGATCTGCTGAGAGAAGCTGTGACAAAGATCAAATGAGAAAAACCTTCTTCACTATTGAGGATGGTAAATACGCTGATAAGTTATTTGAACTTTTCGGTCGTGATAGAGTAATGGCGGAACTTAATGAGTTCTTAGCTAATGACTTCATGCCTAGAGTAGGTGGTGGTATCGGTATCACTAGACTAATCAGAGCGATGGAGCTTAATGACCTTATTTAAATGGGTTTGTTTTAAAATGTGCGGGGTTGGGGTAACACCCAGCCCTTTTTTATCACCAAAAAAAATACTTATGAGGTATGTACTATTATTTTTCCTGCTTGCTACGGCAGCATCCTTTTCAAATTCAAAAGCCAAATCATCAGATGTCAAGGATGAGATATTTCTTAATTGGTCTATTAACTCTAAGCCTAAGGACACATGGACGGAAGAAGATTGGCTTGCCAAAATGATGATGTCAGAGGTGGCTGACTCAACAGACACAGAGAGTATAAGGCTTGTTGGAGTTACAGCGATTAACCACACCAAGATGCTTAACTGTACCATCGTAGAGGCTCTAACCAAAAAAAGAGCGTTCTCAGGCGTAAATAACGAGGCATATCACTGGTGGAGAGCAGAGCCAACAAGCGTACACAAAAAAATTGCCAGGGAGTTGGTGGAGAAAGGGTTAAAAGAGACAGACCCTAACGTCTTTGCCTTCTGCAACCTTGACATTATATCCCCAAGTGTAAGGGATTGGTTCCTAAAATTCAAAATTTATAAAGAAATTGGGGGTGTAACCTTCTTTCTTTACGAGAAAAAGTAATAATTTTAACAATTAAATCTAATAAAATGAAACCAATAGGTAAGTACATTGTAATTACGTCAATTGACGAAGAAATTAAGACAGATTCAGGCATCATCCTATCCGGAGAGGATGCAAATCAGTTCAGATACAAGAAGGGTCTTGTAGTAATGCCAGGAACTGACGTTACAAACATCAAAGAGGGCGATAAAGTCTACTACGATAAGGGTTATTCCTTCGTAATGATCATAGGGGAGACTCAATACACGATCATTCGGGAGAACGATGTCGTTGTTGTCGAGTAAATTCGTTCATCTCCATGATCATATTGCGGTATACCTTGTCAGTATACTTTACATTCTTTAAAAACATAGGATTTTGAGCTAGGCTGGTGGGTATTTCTTCCCCATTAAGCTTTCTATATACGTCCTTAATGATATTACGCCCTTTGTCCGTCATGTGATAGAGGGCTTTTGAGTTCCTTGAGTGGCTTCTGAACTTGTAAATCCATCCTTCCTTCATCAATCTGTTGAATCTCTCCTTCTCCCATGACACAAGTCTAGCAAATTCTTTGAACGTATCCCTAGTGAAGTAGTCCTCGGAGTATAAAAATAACAACATATCAAAGTCTGACTGTGTTATGTTGTATTTTGTCTTGTAATATTGTCTTATTACCTTCCAATATTTAAGGTAATCTCTTGGAATCTTTGTCATTTGATTAAATTTAATTTTTATATTTACAAATATAATCAAGATTTATTTTTATATTTGAACTTTAAAGCAAAAATTAAATTATTATGGCTAAAGAAACTAAGAAGGTAGAGGAAAAAGAGGAAGAAAAACCTTCAAGAATTGATCTTAATCAAAGGCTTAATGATATAACATTTAAGAATGACCAAATCAAAATGGTTAGAGACTTACAGTCTGAGAATGCAAAGCTAAAGCAGATGGTAGGTCGTAGAAAAAGTGCTGCAAATACACCTAGAATACAGGGATTAGGTAAACTTGAGGGTAATTTAGGTATGCAATTTAAGAAAAGAGGAATTGATTATTAACTATAAAAAATTATAAAAATGAAAAAGACAGCTTCAACCCCAAACCTTCCTGCATCTTCAAGAATGCAAATGCCTGGTGGTAGCGACAAGACTTCTTCTGTAATGAAAAAAGGAATGAAGAAAGATGCTACTAAGAAAATGATGACAGGTGCTTCTAAGAAAGCTATGCCTGCTAAGAAAGGTTACTAATAAAAACTAATAAGATCATGGCTAAGGAAAAGAAAATTGACGTTATTGTAGAGGAGACCGTAGTCGAGGAGACTGTGGTTGACACTGTAGTTAAAACCGTAGAAGAGGTTGTAGTTGAACAGCCTAAATGGGACGGTGTAACCTGCGGAAACTACACTAGCTTAAAATACAAGAAGTGATGGCTAACAAATCATCAATGAAATGTAACCGACCTGTATCATCAGACAGACCCGGTAAAAAAATGATGGTAAAAGCGTGTTCCGGGGGGGAGGAAAAACTCCTCCACTTCGGGGCAAAGGGTTACGGGCATAACTATTCAGCTGCGGCTAGAAAAAGTTTTAAGGCAAGACACGGATGTGACACGGCAAACGATAAATTAACACCAAGATATTGGGCTTGCAAGAAGCTATGGGCTGGTCCTGGTGGCAGCACTGCAAGTAATCCTAAAGGTAGACAAGGTAAATACTAATGAAAGACAGTTGCTATAAAAAAGTTAAGGCTCAGTACGATGTGTTTCCTTCAGCGAGGGCATCACAGGCTATAGCAAAGTGTAGAAAAGCATCAGGTAATGTAAGAAAGAGTGAGGAGGGTACAAGTTTAAAGAGATGGGAGAAGGAGAAGTGGACAGATACAAGAACAAAGAAACCATGTGGGGCAGGCGGTAGTAATGAGTACTGTAGACCTACGAATAAGGTTTCATCAAAAACACCTAAGACTGTTTCTGAGATAAGCCCATCAAAGTTGGCTGCAAAGAAGTCAGAGAAGTCAAGGGTTGGCATGGGAAATAGAGTGACAAAAGTTTAAATATATGAGCAAATTTTCTAAGTTAAGTGAAAAGATACAGAAGAAACAGGGTGTTAGTAAAAAGAGTGCTGACGCTATTACTGCTGCTATTGGTCGTAATAAATACGGTAAGGACAAATTTCAGAAAATGGCTGTTGCTGGTAAAAAGAAAAAATAATTATGAGTCAGAATAAAAGCAAAGGACTAGGTGATACAATTGAGAAGATCACAAAAGCTACCGGTATCAAGAAGGTAGTTGACACAGTGTCAAAGGCTACAGGCAAGGACTGTGGTTGCGATAAAAGAAAAGATACATTGAATAGAATATTTCCATACGATAATAAATAATAAATAATGGCAAACGTAAGAATACAACCCGGTAATGCATTGAATGTTATTATTTCAAATGAAGCTGAGATTCCATTCCCTGCGGAAAACACAACGGGCACAGTAACAACTCTTGTAACTAATCAATTAGTTGACTCAACTAAGGACTTTTTTGCATTGAATGTATACGCAGGTGACATTGTTTACTCAAGTGCAGGATACGCTGCAGTTGTTGCAGCTAATCCATCCGCCGCAACACCAACTGTTTTGTTGTTAAATGCTGATATATTTATAAGTACAAGCGATACTTATGTCATCTATCAGTCAAGCACACAGGCGGGTGGACAGAACACAGGCTGTGTACTTTATGTTGGAAGCGCAGGTGACTTAGTGGTAACGACAACAAGTCATAATACAGTTGTATTTAGAAATATTCAAGACGGATCATTCATCCCTGTTCAGGTTTTAAAAGTATGGGCATCATATACTTTTCCAACAGGTACAGTAACAACATCAGCACAAGACATTGTAGCACTTTGGTAGATGATAACAGTAACGATAACTAATACAATGACCTCTAAGGTAGGTGGTAGTGGATCAGCTCCACCACCACCGTCCTCACCAATGAATCTTGTTGCACCTGCATTGTCAGGTACACCAACAATAGGGCAGACGCTCTCATGTTCAGATGGAACATGGAGTGGTACTGTCCCAATTACTTTTACATACCAATGGCAGAACAATGGTAGTGATATAATTGGTGAGACAAACAACTCTTATGTATTAGTTAGCGGTGACTATGGTGATACAATTACCTGTAACGTAACGGCAAGTAATATTGCAGGAAGCGGAACAGTACCTAGTAACTCAGTAGTAGCTACAGCTACAGCACCTGTAAATACTGTAGCACCTGTAATAAGTGGATCAAATGTGGTTGGTCAGGTACTTACAACTACCAATGGAACGTGGACAGGAACCCCAACAATAACATACACTTATCAGTGGAAAAGAAATGGTAGCAATATCTCAAGTGCTACGTCATCAACATATACTCTAGTACAAGCAGATGCAACATTTGCAATCACCTGTACTGTTACGGCAACAAATGTAGCGGGTTCAGCGAACGCTACAAGTAATTCACTTACGATATTAGATGCTGATGCAAATGCGTTTTTAACGGCTGCGTCAATTACTGACAATACAATAGTTAATGCCGTTAATCAATTATTTGTATCCTTAAAGGGATACAGTATATATAATAAGATGTACGCACTGCATCTATATGTTGGTGGAACGTCAAGTACTCATAAATGGAACGCTGTAAATCCACTAGATACAAATGCAGCTTATAGAATTGTATGGAATGGTGGTGTTACGCATAACGCTAATGGCGTTACTGGTAATGGCACTAATGGTTATGGTGAAACGTATCTACAACCAAGCACTAATCTAATTCAAAATAATACTCATATTGCATTTTATAGCAGAACAAATATTCAAAACGCTAATGCTCCTATGGGGATCCAGGATGGAGCGTTAAATGCTTCATTAAGGATAGTACCAAGAAACGCATCTAATCAAAGTATATACTCAGTTAATGATAATACTGGTAGCGTTGTGAGTTCAGTTACTGACTCAAGTGGTTTTTGGATAGCATCAAGAACAGCGTCAAACGCAAGAAAGTTATATAGAAATGGTGCGGTTACTCAGACTGCTACAACAGTGTCAGTTGCAAGATCTACAGCTACAATTCCAGTATTAGGACAGAAAGGGGCAACCAATACAATGGGTGCTTACTTAGCAGTAAACTTTGCATTGTCATCTACTGGCGAGGCGTTTAATGATACTGAGGCGGCTAATTATTACACAGCAGTACAAGCATTTCAAACAGCATTAGGAAGACAAGTATGATATATGTACACTTATTAACAATCGAGGAAAAAGATATTTTAATTGGTCAAATGTATGACCCTGACAGTTATTTTAATCCTATACAAGACGCAAATGACGACTGGGTTATTTCGGTTGAAGAGGTAGATCAATGTGTTAACCCTGAGTTTTTGTGGGTAAAAGATACCCCGTTAATTGAATATATACCAAAAGAAAATTAGTAAATGAAAAGTATAAATCCCCAAGTATTGAACGCACTGAATATGTTCCTAGCATCAGTGATTGCATTTTTAGCTCCAGTAGCAGGTGTTATAATAACTGTTATTGGATTTGTGTTACTAGACACAAGATATGCCTACATTAGAGTTAAAAAGAATAAGGGCTCTTGGACATCAAGGAAGCTTAGAGTTGGATTGATAAATAAGCTTATAACATATGTTTCTTTAATTATATTACTTTACATGACAGATAAGTTCTTGATTAATTATCTTTTAATGCCAATATTTGGAATAGAACTTTTATTCTCAAGACTAATGACATTGGTGTTTATTTATATAGAGTATTTGAGTATCGAGGAAAGCTACAAGTCTATAAATGGTTATACTTTGTATGAAAAGTTTAGAGATATGTTGAGAAAGTTTAATCATATCAAGAATGATATTAAAAACACAAACGAAGATAAATTAAACGAAGATAAATGAAACAGACAGTTCTTTATATTGACGCAGGGCATGGTGGCTTGGACCCTATGACAAAAGAATACCTTACTCCTGAGAAGATAGGTAAGAAAACCTTACACACTAACGGTAAGGCATACCATAATAACGGTTGGTTCTATGAGGGACACTTCAATAGACAGATAGCAAAAAAGTTTATCGAGGAAGCAAAGAAGGCAGGATTCCATTGTGTGCCTGTTTACCATCCATGGCAGGACAATAGCTTATCAGATAGAACAGATACAGCAAACGCCATGAACCAAAAGTTTGGAACAAGGTCACTATTCCTATCGTTCCATGCTAATGCTGCCGGAGTAGGCACAGCACCACAGACAGGAGCTGAGGGTGTTTGCTCATTCGTTTATAAGTTAGGCACAGAGACAGCTAACCTGGCACTATCCGTTACTCAGAACTTAGAGAAGGTATTTGACAAGTATGGTAGCAAAAGAAGAGCTTCTTTAGTGCTTGATAATCCACTTCATATTACTACAGCTACTAAGATGCCAGCTATTTTGTTAGAACTTGGTTTCTTTGACAGTGCAAATAATGCTGACTTATTGATCAATCCTACATTCAGGGATGAATTAGTAAAGGTAATGATTGAAACGTTAAAAACTAGATTAGCATAATGAAAAACTTTTATTTATACCTATGCTTTGCAATAGTTATTATAGCGATGCTTATCTATTTTGTAAGTGAGCAGAACTTGACTAATAGATTTATAAATAAATTACAGAACAAAGAGATTGAAAACATCAAAAATATACAGCGTAAACTTGATAGTCTTAAATATGAAAGTATAAAGATTGATAATGTTATTGACAGCCTAAAAAATTATATTGATGTTAAAGAAAAGAAATTATCAATAAGCATACAAGAAATAAAAAATAAAAAAGATGTACCGACTCGTAATGTTAACGACAGTAGTTATTTTTCTTTGCTTAAAGAGCTACAGCCAAAATAATCCGAAGATTGACATTAAGATAGTTGACAATGATACTGTCTTCGTTTTTAATAAAGCTTACGCAGGTTACTTGGTAAATAAGTTTGATAGCTTAAAACACTTTAAGGCTGCGTATTTTGACTGTACAGCGACTTTAGACAGTGCGGTTACAGTTATGTATGATTATAAGAAAATAATTGCTGTAAATGACGATTTGATAGTAAATTTAAACAAACAAATACTATACTGCGATGAGCTTGCTGAGTCTTACAATAAGTCTTACAATTTAAACAAGATACTGCAAAAGGATCTTAAAAAACAACTAAGGAAAACAAAACTTTGGAACGGTATAGGCTGGGGGGCAATATCGGCAACGGTTATTACTTCACTAATATTGGTATTTAAATGAGATTTTTTAGACCAAGAATATTGTACAATACTGACGCTGAATTATTACAGTATCAGGACGCTATTGAATCTATAAGAGGCGAAAATCAAACTCATAAAAAAAAGAAGTTAGAAAAGTGGTTAGTTGTCTCAGATGTACATAGACCATTTCATAACAAAGTACTTTGGTCTAAGCTACTTCAACTTATTAAAGACTTAGGTAGTTCGCTTTACGGTATTGTTTTGGCTGGTGACTATTTAGATTTATACACCCTTGGCAGTTATAATACAGAGTCTTTAGCTAACCTATCAGGTCTTACACTACAGGACGAATATATTGATGGCTTAGAGGGAATGGATGACCTCAACAAGGCACTACGCAAAGATTGTAAAAAGTATTTCTTATTTGGTAACCATGAGGATAGATACTTCAGGCATATCAAAGAGAAGGACAACGCTAAGTATGGTGGTGCGTTATTGAATCCAGTAGAGGCTTTATATTTGCATGAAAAAGGTTGGGAAGTAAAGACTGATTGGATGTCTGACTATTTTACTTTAGGTGACCACTTAGACGTTATACATGGAATATATACTAGCGTGAACGCTGCAAAGACTCATCTTGATAAAACTCAACATTCAGTAATGTTTGGACATACTCATAGAGTGCAATGTTTTCACAATGGTAATAAGGCAGCATTTAACATAGGTGGGCTATACGATATAAAGAGTAAGGGGTTTAATTATATGCAAAGACTACAACGTGAAACCTGGGCAAATGGCTTTGCAATAGTTAATATAAATGACGATGGAGAGTTTTATGTGGAGCAGGTAAATGTTTGGGCTGATAAATTTTTAGCGGAGGGTAAAATATATTGATATTAAATTTTATATTTGTAACTTAATCAAATTTTAATCAAATGGAAGGCTTAAAAAATTACGTTTTACAGGAAGAATTAGAGAGAATACAGGCTATGAATGCTGACTTTGCTAAGGCTAAAATGGCATTAGGAGAGTTAGAATTAAACAAGCAGAGTATTTTAAATCAGATAAACGCTATGCGTCAAGAGTTCTATGACTATGAGAGATTGTTAATCAATAAATATGGTCAAGACTCAGTGATAAACTTACAAACAGGAGAAGTAACTAAAAAAACATAATAATGGCAAAGATAAGTACCTATGCATCTGTAGCACCATCGCTAAGTGATATGTTAATTGGAACTGACGTGAATGACATGGACAGTACTAAAAATTTCACTATTAGTGATATTATTGCATTGGCTAATTTAAGTAACTACGTTCCTTATACTGGAGCAACAGGAGATGTTGACTTAGGTGCTTATGGACTTACTAGCACAAGGCTTACAGTTTCAAATAACGCAGAGATAAATACGGTATCTGCTTATGGAAACATTTTTTATATTGTAGACAATTTAGTTACAGCACCCGGATTGCAGTTAGAGTTTGCAAATGGCAAGTACTATCTAGGTGATGTTATATCAAATGTTAATGGCACTTATGTATTAGTTGATGATGCTAATAATAGAATAGAGTTCTCTAAGGCTATCAGAACAAATGGCAGTACAGGCACGTCAGGTCAGATATTGACAAGTCAAGGAGCAGGATCTCCTGCAACATGGGTAAATCCTACAGCTTTGTATTCTGCAACATTTTTTGATACTACTACACAAAATAATGGTGGTGCTACTGTAGCTAATCAGGTTGCAATCAATTCAACACAGAATGCAAATGGATTTACATTAGGTCCTAATGACAGAATAAATGTAACTAATGACGGTACATACTTTTTTAGTGCTAGTATGCAGCTTACATTTACAGGAGGAGCATCGAATTATAATGTAACCGTATGGTATACTGTAAATGATGTAATTGTCCCTAACTCTGCATTTACTTTTACTACAACAGGAGCACAAAACGATCAAACATTAGCTGTTATAACAGATACGATAGCGTTAACCGCAGGGCAATATCTTAAGTTTTATTGGTGGTCACAGGCTACTGGAATGAAACTTCTTGCGACTGCCGCAGGAACGAGTCCAACAAGACCTCTATCGCCATCTGTAAATGTTTCTATATTTAATGTTGGGTAATGGATATAAGAAAGATATCAGTCGGTCCTGACTATAAGAATGGGGCAATACATTATATCGTTGGTCAGAAAGTGCTCAACGATAGTAATGCTATCCACCTTATAAAGAGAGACCCTGATACATTTTCTATCAAGATATACATAATAAACAAGAAGGGCGAGATAGTCCTTTGGAAAGAATTAAATCAAACAATTCCAATTTCAATCGAATTTAATATAGATTTTTAATGAAATCACCAACTCAGTTTATAGTTAAACCTATGAATGGGAGTAGATATAACAACATTAAAAACATAGCTGGTATAGACTTTATTGTCAATACGTCAGAGGTAGAGGCTAAGTTCTCGAATCGCTATGCTGAAGTTATAGAGACACCGCTAGGTTATAACGGACCAATAAAGAACGGGGATACTTTAATAGTACACCACAATGCGTTTAAGTTTTACAATGACGTAAGAGGTAAACGTAGAAGCGGTAAGAGCTTTTTAAAAGATGACCTATTCTTAATAGATGAAGAGCAGTTCTTTTTATATAAGAGTGATGGCAAGTGGAATGCTTATGACAGGTATTGTTTTATAAAGCCAATACCGGCAACAGAGAGCTACATCAAAAAGCCATTCTCTTTAGAACCGTTGATGGGTATTATGATGTACCCCAACGAATATCTTAAAAGCAAGGGTGTCAACGAAGGTGATACCGTGTGCTTCGCCCCGAATGGCGAGTACGAATTTGACATTGATGGTGAAAAGCTATATAGGATGTACGATCATTTTGTAACATTAAAGCTAAACTAATAATCAATGAGTACTAGAGAGACGAAGTTGAAGATAATAGCGGCAGGTCATAAGGCTGTAGAGGAGCTTATAAAAGTAGCTGAGGAACGGATTATCAATACAGATGACGATCTGTCAGCAGATAAATTAAAAAATGCTGCTGCAACAAAAAAATTAGCTATATTTGATGCATTCGAGATTCTTAACAGAATAGAATCAGAAAGAGAAAGCTTAGAGTTTTTAGATAAAGGAATTAGTAAAGTAGACTCAAAACAAGGATTTGCGGAAAGAAAATCAAAATAATAGCCTATACACTGTGGTAAAAGATCATATACCACTAGCTGTAATAACCAAGAAGAACAAGATTCGTTCATGGCTCTATGGCTATAACGATCAGTATGACGTTGTCGTCATATCAAAGACTGGTCAGATAGGCGAGA